AAAATCAACGGCCACCACCGGCCCATCGATGGCCACCACGTGGCCGCGCGCATCGGCCGTGGGCTTATCGTGCCCCAAGCGCTTGACCACGTGGCGCGCAAATGCCACGCGATCGCCAACGTTAAATTTTAGTGTTTTCATGCTTTACCCTTCGTGTAGTTGATTGACGCAATACGCGCCCGCATGCGGCCGGTGTGGCCGCATACAGTCGAGCATTACACGGCCGCGATCGAGATAACCCGCCGCGCATGACCGGCCGCATGGTCCGCAATCACAATATCGCGCGCAGCGATTGACGTACCGGCGCAAAGGGTACATTTTGCGCATGTGGACCGGCGGCCGGCTTCCTTGCTGGCCGGGCACATGGCTTCACCGGGTTGCACGTCAACGCCCATGCTAACCCGGAAAACGCGCATGCCAAGCAAATTTGCTTTGGCCGCTTGGTCGATATTGTCCGCGCTGGCCATAACCAATGGCGCCCATGCGGCCACATCAAAATCCGGCCGGTCCCATTGGTGGCTATAACCGCGCCGGCCGGCCGCATACCGGGTTATCTGCGCCCACATGCGCACCGGGGCTGCGAAAGGGTCTCCATACGTGCCCAAGCGGACAATCTTACCGGCCAGCGCGCGGGCGATTGTGGCCGGGTCCGCTTTTACATACCGGCCGCGCTTATATGCGTGGAATACACTTTGGACCGATTTTCCTACTTGCACGTAGCATGGCGGTTCTTCGCTTTCGCCGGTTTTAATGAGATATGGCCGGTGCCCACAATCGCCGCATATGGACTCATCCGCGCCCGATTGAAGCGCGGCCATGGGCGCGATATCGGACCGGATGATAAAGGTTTGCACAATCGCGCCGGTTTTGTCGTTCTTCGAATCGGTGTGGATTTTGTTGACAATGACGACAATGGGCGCGCCATCGATCAATGATGGACCTTCGTACGCGATAAACCCTAGAATTTTTGACATGATGGACTTTCGTTTAGTTGATTGAATTAATCGGGGCCGGAGCCCCGGGTTTGCTCAGTAATTCCAAGCCTTCGCGCCCATGGCCAGCGCGGCGCGCTTTGCTTCGGGTTTGCTTTGGAAATAGTACTGACCGATAACGCTATCGCCGGATATGCCGGGTTGTTGATGTATCACAAGTTCCCACTTTGCGCCGGTGCGCTTGGCTGCAGTGAAAATCGAAGCATAAATTGTGGGCAAATTAGACATTGAAAACCTCTCGTTTAGTTGACTGTATGCCGGTGCGATTTTGCGCCGGTGATGTAGTGTAAGGGATTGACTAGCACAATGCACGCGCTATGAAATTAGGCCTTCGATTGTGTGGGGTTATTAGGTGTGGATAGTGTGGGCGCGGTTGTGGGCGCGTTTGGGGCTATTGTGGACAACGTGCGATTGACCGGGTTTACGAGTGAAAAGCCTATAGTGTGGACAATGTGGACAACAAAAAATGATACGCTAAATAATAGATATTTTTGTAATACTATATAGCTACACAGTAGGTGTATGGCTCACGAATGCTCACACACCACGGTTTGGCGAGCGATTAAAAGTGCTTGTCCACATTGTCCACATTGTCCACATTGTCCACCTGGTGCGCTACCTGGTGCGCTACCTGGTGCGCTACCTGGTGCGCTACCTGGTGCGCTACATGGCCACATGGCCGCCAGCCAGCGAGCGAGCAGGTCGTGTGGACACTGCCCACATGACCCCCCACTAAAGTACTACATTGTAAGTTTTTGTGAGGTTGGTGTCCGGTTGCTGTTTGCTGTTTGCTTGAGGGCCCCCGGGTAGGGCCGAGCGCCGAAGGTCACGGCAGCGGAGGGGCCATAAACAAAATTTTTAATAGCCCACATTGCCCACACGACCCACAGATTTTTTTAAAAATTTTTGTTATATTCGGCACATGTTTGAAAGCCTACCTTTTGCACCGCGCAAGGTCGAAGCGACTGAGGCGCGCTTAACCCGCATCTACGAAGCCGCCAAGCTGGGGCTGAAAGGCGACTCGTTGGCGTTGGCGTCCGGCATGCTGCCATCCGAGTACCGGCAACTGGTGCAGCTTGACCCCATCGCGGAGATGGCCGCGCAAAAGGGCAAGGCAGACGCTGAGATGGAAATGTCCCAGTGCCTGCACAAGGCAGCGCGAGAGGGCGACTCCAAAGCGGCGTTGGCGATCCTCCAGAACGTCCACGGTTGGGTGGCCAAGCAATCTATCACTATTGATGTCGATCAACGCATCTCAGTCACCCAGGCGCTGCGCGACGCTGAGTCCAGGGTCATCGACGTCATTGCCCACGCGCCAAGTCCCAAACTAGAGTTACCCACGCATGAAATTCAGCAAGAAACCCGTAGTCATTGAAGCCACCCAGTTTTGGATTAGCGCCCCAAATGGCTGGCCGCAAGGCGTTTACAAAGATAGTACAAGCCCAACCGGATACAGGGTAGACACGCTTGAAGGTAGCCACCAAGTTACCGAAGGCGACTGGATCATTACTGGCGTAAAAGGCGAGCGCTACCCTTGCAAGCCCGACATCTTTGAAATGACTTACGATGCAATCGACTAAGTACAGCGCTGAAGACGAACAAGAGCTGATGGCCCGGCTGTGGAGCCCGGCGATCAAGGACAACCCGTTAGCGTTTGTGATGTTTGCTTTCCCCTGGGGCGTCAAGGGCACGCCACTGGAACACTTCACTGGCCCGCGCAAATGGCAACGCGAGGTGCTGTTGGACATTGCCGAGCACATCAAACTGAACCAAGGCAAAGCTGACTTTGATGTGCTGCAAGAGGCCATCTCATCTGGCCGGGGTATTGGCAAGTCGGCGTTGGTCTCATGGATCACGATTTGGATGCTGGCCACCAGGATCGGGTCGACGACCATCATATCGGCCAACTCCGAGTCCCAGCTACGCTCAATCACCTGGGCCGAGATCACCAAATGGCTGGCGATGGCCATCAACTCACACTGGTTTGAAGTGTCAGCCACCCGCGTCATGCCGGCCAAGTGGCTGACTGAGCTTGTGGAGCGGGATTTAAAGAAAGGCACCCGCTACTGGGGCGTGGAAGGGCGGCTCTGGTCAGCCGAAAACCCCGACGCTTACGCTGGTGTGCACAATTTTGACGGTGTGCTGGTAGTTTTTGACGAAGCATCAGGTATTGACGACTCGATCTGGGCGGTGACGGGTGGCTTTTTCACAGAAAACACGCCAAACCGCTTCTGGTTGGCGTTTTCCAACCCGCGACGCAACACCGGGTACTTTTACGAGGCGTTTAACTCCAAACGAGCGTTTTGGCGCACCCGAATCGTGGACGCCAGGACGGTCGAGGGCACCGACAAGGCGGTTTACAACCGAATCATTGACGAATATGGGCCTGATTCATCACAGGCGCACGTTGAGGTCTACGGCATGTTCCCAAGCGCAGGCGATGACCAGTTCATCGGCGCCGACATTGTGGATGATGCCATGGCCCGGCCTAAATATAAGGACGCCAGCGCGCCAATCGTGATTGGCGTAGACCCGGCGCGGTTCGGAGCGGACGCTACGGTGATCGCGGTCAGGCAAGGGCGGGATATTGTCAAGATTATGCGCCACCGGGGCGATGACACCATGACGGTGGTGGGGTATGTGATTGAAGCGATTGAAGAATTTAAGCCGGCGCTAGTCGTGATCGACGAAGGCGGGCTAGGGGCGGGTATTGTCGATCGATTAAAAGAGCAGCGGTACAAGGTCAAGGGCATAAATTTTGGGAATAAGGCCAAAAACCCGATCATGTACGGTAATATGCGCGCGCAGATGTGGGGAGATATGCGAGAATGGCTGAAATCTGCTAGTATCCCTAACGACAGGTTCTTGAAGACGGACTTGATTTCGCCTATGATGAAGCCTGATTCACGGGGAACAATCTTCTTGGAAAGCAAAAAGGAAATGAAAGCTCGCGGTCTTGCCTCNCCCGACGCTGCTGACGCTATCTGCGTCACGTTTGCCTTTCCAGTGGCACATCGTGAGTATGCTGAACCCAAGCGCACCGCCAGAAGCTACGGTAGCGCAGTGTCTACAGGATGGATGGGCGCATGAAGAAGGTTTCTCTCAGTGTCGGTCGCGGCGAAAAGTTGCCAGTGTCCAAAGGCGCGGGCCTGACTGAGAAGGGCCGCGCTAAGTACAACGCCGCTACGGGTTCCAACCTCAAGGCGCCAGCACCCAGCCCCAAAACCAAAGCAGATGCTGGCCGCAAAGCCAGTTTCTGCGCCCGCATGGAAGGCGTAGTCAAGCATGCCAAAGGCGATGCTGAACGCGCCAAAGCGTCACTCAAACGATGGAAGTGTTAATATGGCTACCAAACCTGGGCTTTATGCCAACATTCACGCAAAACAGGCACGTATCGCCGCTGGCAGTAAAGAAAAGATGAGGAAACCTGGCTCGCCCGGCGCACCCACTGCCAAGGCTTTCAAAGAATCGGCCAAAACTGCAAAGAAGAAGTAACATGCCGCTTGTCAAATCCAAATCCCCCGAAGCATTCCGCAAGAACGTCAAGGCTGAAATTAAGGCGGGCAAGCCCGTCAAGCAGGCCGTGGCAATCGCGTATGCAGTCAAACGTGCAGCCCCGAAAGGAAAGAAATGAAGACCCTTGCCCCTATTGCTAAACTCAACCGCCGCGAACCCAAAATGTCGGGCGCTGGCATGCCAGCACGCAACAAAGAGACTTATTCACCCACTGCCAACTGCCATGCCACGATTCCATCGGGCAACAATGTCAAGGCAACGGTGGACAAAGTCCTTAGCAAGATTAAATAATGGCAGACTTCACAGGCATTGCGGCTGCTGGCGCAGTGGCCGAAGGCGGTAAACCAAAGAAGAGCGCGTCTGACATCTTGGCCACAGCCCGTGCCAGGCTTGATCTGGCGGTGTCCGCGCTTGCCGAGAGCCGCGAAGATGAGATAGACGATCTGCGCTTTTACGCCGGCTCGCCTGATAACCACTGGCAGTGGCCCGCCGACGTGCTGGCCACCCGTGGCGCGGTGCAAGGTCAAACAATCAACGCCCGCCCGTGTCTGACGATCAATAAATTGCCCCAGCATGTGCGCCAAGTCACCAACGACCAGCGCCAGAACCGGCCAGGCGCTAAGGTCATCCCGGTGGACGACAACGCCGACGTGGAAGTGGCCGACATCTTCAACGGCATGATTCGGCATATTGAGTACATCAGCGACGCCGATGTGGCCTATGACACGGCCTGCGAAAACCAAGTTTCTTACGGCGAAGGTTACCTTCGCTTGTTGACCGAATATTGTGACGACAACACGTTTGACCAAGACATTAAGATTGGCCGTGTGCGCAACTCCTTTTCGGTCTACATGGACCCAACCATCCAAGACCCGACCGGCGCGGACGCCAAGTGGTGCTTTGTCACGGAAGATGTGACCAAGGCCGAGTTTGAGCGGATGTACCCAGATGCCTCGCCCATCACCACCTTGCAGTCGCTGGGTGTGGGCGATCAGTCGATCAGCAACTGGCTCAATGAAGACACGATTCGCCTTGCAGATTACTACTACATCGACTTTGACCGCACAACGCTGAACCTGTACCCCGGCAACGCCACGGCGTTTGAAGGCACGCCTGAAGACAAGCAACTGCGGGCAATCTACGGCAAGCCCAAGAAGTCACGCGAGTCTGACCGTCCAAAGGTCAAATACTGCAAGATCAACGGGTACGAAATCCTTGAAGAGCGCGAGTGGGCGGGCAAGTACATCCCCGTGATCCGCATCGTGGGCAACGAATTTGAGGTTGACGGTCGTTTGTATGTGTCGGGCTTGGTGCGCAACGCCAAGGATGCCCAGCGCATGTACAACTACTGGGTCAGCCAAGAGGCCGAGATGCTGGCGCTGGCGCCCAAAGCCCCGTTTATTGGCTACGGTGGCCAGTTTGAAGGGTACGAACAACAATGGAAGACCGCCAACACGCAAAACTGGCCGTATTTGGAGGTCAATCCAGACGTTACAGACGGCCAAGGCGGCATGTTGCCACTACCCCAGCGGGCACAGCCTCCAATGGCCTCCAGCGGCCTCCTGCAAGCCAAGGCAGGGGCATCTGAAGACATTAAGAGCACCACAGGTCAATACAACGCCAGTTTGGGCATGGGTTCCAACGAGCGCAGCGGCAAAGCCATTTTGGCGCGCCAGCGCGAAGGCGATGTGGGCACATATCACTACGGCGATAATTTGGCCCGTGGCGTGCGCCATGTGGCCCGCCAGCTGGTTGACTTGATTCCCAAGATTTACGATACCCAGCGCATCGCTCGCATCATCGGTGAAGATGGCGAGACCAAGATGATCAAGATCAACCCCGAGCAGCAGCAGCCGGTCAACAAGATCATGGACGAGCGCGGAATTGTGATCGAGAAAATCTACAACCCCGGCGTTGGCAAATACGACGTGGTGGCAATCACTGGCCCAGGCTACGCGACCAAACGTCAAGAGGCATTGGAAGCAATGGCACAACTGTTGCAAGGCAATCCTCAACTGTGGGCTGTGGCCGGTGACCTGTTCGTCAAGAACATGGATTGGCCAGGCGCCCAAGAGATGTCTAAGCGCTTTGCCAAGACCATTGACCCTAAGTTCTTGTCAGACGGCGAGGACAACCCAGCGTTGCAAGCTGCACAGCAGCAGATGCAGGCCATGGGTCAAGAGATGGAACAGATGCATCAGATGATCCGAAACGTGGGCAAATCCATCGAAGTGCAAGAGCAAGAGCGCAAGGACTTTGAGGCCCAAGTCAAGGCATACGAGGCTGAAACCAAGCGTTTGGCCCAAGTGCAAGCCAGCATGTCGCCAGAGCAAATTCAAGATATAGTCTTGGGCACGGTGCATGGCATGATCACATCAGGAG